CTAATTTTTATAAGTTCGCTAAAAAATATATAGTACCAAAGACAAGAAGGATTGGTGGTTTTATGGTTAATGATTACTCAGGAGGTAAGGATAGTATCTTACATGTTATGAATCAGTACATGATTTCATACACACAAAAAGAAGCAGGATTTGAATCTTCTATAAAAGAAAAAATTTTGTTTGTCGATGCTCCTGAAAGTTTAATGGTTATGTGTTCTAAGTTAAAGAAGCTGCTTGTTCTGGAAGGTGAAGATGAAGTTATACTAGCTGATACAAGTGTAAAGCTTATGCAGAAGCTACATCAAATGTATAGTGGTACTGTTAAGTTTGAAAGTGGAAATTCCATGGTCCTTGATTTGTTTAAAGCTGAATACATATACGATAATTTTTGTTGTAATAAAATAGGAATATTCTATAAGTTTAAGGAAGAGCTTAACGCAATTAAGAAAGTCTATGGAGATAGTATATGCACTGATTTAGATGAGTTTAACAGCACAGATAAGTCTATAGCCTTGCAAATTGTCAGTGGAAGAGAAGGAATATCTTTGCGTAATGCTAAATATTTAGTATATTACAACATAGATTTTAGTGCTACAAGTTACTGGCAGTCAAGAGATAGAATGACTACTAAAGAAAGACTTGAGAACGAAGTGTTTTGGATTTTCACAGAAGGAGGAATAGAAAGTAAAATATATAAAGCAGTAAGCAAAAAGAAAAATTATACTTTAAATCATTTCAAAAGAGATTTATTAACTTTAAATTAAATAATATGAACAGAGTACAAAGTAGTTTAGAATTATTAAGAATAATGGCAATCAAATTTTCAGAAGAAGCTGATAAATTGAATGAGAATTTAGAACAAAAAGAAACAATTAAAACCAAACAACATGACTGAAGCAATAGGTTGGCTGTGTTTAGCCTGGGTAGTAATGGTAGTAGGAAAGTCAATAGCGAAGAAGTTATGGCCAAAAGATTGGGAATAATGAGAACAAAAGCTGGAAAATTTAGACAAGATAGTTATGATCAAAATGATAAGTTTGCAATTAATAAAATACAAAAATATTTATTAAAAAATAATTTCATTATAGAAGAAAAAGACCAAGAAGATTTTGACATAGATATAATTGCAAATAAAGATGGATTAAAATATAGAATAGAAGCAGAAGTTAAAAATACTTTTTTTACTGATTTAGATAGTTTTCCATTTAATACAGTTTCTTTTTTAGGTAGGAAAAAAAAATATTCTAATGAAGGATTATTTTATTATTTTTTGTTGTGTAAAAAAAACAATTCATTTTTATATTGTACAAGTGATACTATTTATCAAGAAAAGTATAAAGAAATAAAAGAAGTTAACACAATACACCGTTTTGGAACTGATGTATTTTATAGAGTACCAAAAGAATTATGTAATTTTAGAACTTTTTAAGGTTATAATATGACAGAACAACAAATACAAGCGAAGAGAATTAAACAATTAGAAGCTGAAGGGTACTATGTTATCAAGCTTATTAAGACTAATAAGAATGGGATACCTGATCTTGTTGCTATACCCCCTAACTGTGGGGTTATATTTTCAGAAGTAAAAAAGCCAAAGGGCAGGGTGTCTGCCTTACAAGAATTTAGATTAAAAGAATTAGAAAAGCATGGAGTCAGAACAGAAGTATATAGAGGATGAATTTGAATTGGACGAATACTTTCTAAAACAAATGCATACTTTTGAATTGGATGTAAAAAATAAAATAGCATCTAAAATAGATGAGCTAATAGGATTAAAAAGCACAGATGGAAAAATACAAAGCATAGCTGGTTATATTAATTTAAAAAAAGATATTGATATATTTTTTGTTTTAGATTACTATAGAGAAGCTGATTGCGCTCCTACTGTACTAATAGACGTTAACGAAATAGAAGTAGACAGATACCTAGACTATATAAACTCTAATAAATATATTAAATGAATCGTTCAGAAAAATTAATAATAGAAGCTGTAGAGTCAGCAACAGGTGTTTCTGATATAATTAGAAAGACTAGAAAAAGAGAATATGTTGATGCTAGACGAATAGCCTACATGATATTCAGGGAAACACAATTTTACACGTTTGAAAAAATAGGTGAATTGTTTAATAGAGGTCATGCAACTGTATTGTTTGGAATTAGATCAGGTCAATCACTTATAGATTTTGACCCAGAGTTTAAAGAAAACTATTTACAATGCCTTGCTAAGATTGGGACTATAAACACTGAAAAAGAACAGATAAGACAAAAAATATTAGATTTAAAAAGAAAGTTATTAACACTAGAAAAAATAGAAAATGGATTATAAATTTGAAGACATACAGAAGATAATAGACTTTAAAAGTTGGGTAGATAAAAAGAAGATTGATGAGCTTCTTAGAATTGATTGTACGATGTACACTAACCTGGGATTAGATAGTTTAAAGAAAGATCGTGAAGAAACAAAAAGAAGATCAAAAGTCATTTACAGGGCTATATCTAAGATAGATGAGGCTTTTGGTAAAAGCCTAATATACCAAATGGATAGTTAATAACTATTTTGTTTTTTATTGTTTTTTTATGTTAAATTTAGGAAACAATTATAAAATGGCAATACAAATACACAACCATAATTCCATAAATTTTATAAATCTTTTAATGGAAAGAATAAATTCACTTAGTGACGATATTTACGAATCACTAATGGATGAAGATACTGAATCTCTAAAGTCCTCAATAAGAGAGTTGCAGATAGTTTTACGAGAAACACAAAAAACAACTGAAGATGAGTACTAAAAAAGACGTAGGATACAGGCCAAGACTTACTGAGGAAGAAAGTGAGATGATAAATAGTCATAGAGCATTAAGAGTAGAATGCGAAACCAATGGAATACCAATGAGTGATGTAAATCATTATTGGCACAAGGGCAAAAGCTTTTCTCTCCATGTAAAAAATAGTGGAGTAAACCTAGACAAAGTAAGAGAGGACATGATTAAGGCTATGAACAATCATTCTCCTTCATATCCTAAGATAAAAAGAAATAGATCAGAAGATGGTCACTTATTAGTTATAGACCCTGCTGACATACATATAGGGAAGCTTGCAACGAGCTTTGAAACAGGAGAGGACTACAACTCTCAGATAGCAGTAAAAAGGGTTAAGAAAGGCGTAAAAGGAATTTTACAAAAATCAAATGGATTTAATATAGATAAGATTCTTTTTGTTGGTGGTAACGATATACTTCATATAGACGAACCTCATCGAAAAACTACTGCAGGAACACCTCAAGACACTGATGGAATGTGGTACGATAACTTTATGACTGCTAAAAAACTTTACATAGATGTTCTAGAGACATTGATGTCTGTAGCTGATGTTCATTTTGTATACAATCCTAGTAACCACGATTATATATCTGGATTTATGTTATCCGATTCTATACAGTCTTGGTTTAGGAAGTCTAAGAATATAACATTTGATTGTAGTATAGCTCATAGAAAAGGATTTAAGTATGGTCAAAATTTAATTGGAACTACACATGGAGATGGAGCAAAGCTCGCTGACCTTCCATTAATAATGGCTAATGAGTTTTCAAGAGAATGGGCTGATACAAAACATAGATATGTTTATACTCACCACATACACCACAAAAGTTCAAAAGACTATCATGGAATTACAGTTGAATCATTGAGGTCTCCAAGTGGGTCAGATTCCTGGCATCATAGAAAGGGATATGGAGTTGGTGGTGTAAAAGCGGTAGAAGGTTTTATACATTCAAAAGACCATGGTCAAGTAGCAAGGTTAACTCATATCTTTTAATTATGAAAGATAAATATTTTACAAAAATATTTGCTTGGATGATTATATTGATGGTCACTTATTTTATTTGGTCTAGTGTTTATACATGGATATTTTAATGATTAAAAAAGAATGGCATTTTATGGATAAGGCTAAACAAAGAAAACAAACTCCAGTTTATACAGGAGTATTGATGTATTTCCCAGATGCTATAAAAGAAATAGCACAATGCAGTTATGCAGGACAACAACAACATAACCCTGACCTTCCGTTAAATTGGGATAGAGATAAGTCAGGAGACGAATTAGACGCTCTTACAAGGCACTTAATGGAATGTGGCACTGTAGATTCCGATGGAGTTAGACACTCTGCTAAAGTCGCTTGGAGAGCTTTAGCAAACCTGCAAAAAGAAATAGAAAATGAAGGATCAAATTAACGAACAGATACTAAGAGAAAAGTTAAAATCTAATCCAGATTATAAGTTAATACAAAGGCTTCAGCAATTACTTGATGAACTAAGTTAATCTAAAAGACCTTTGCTTTTTAACAAGTTAGTAGAACCACTTCCTCCTAATTTACTTTTAGTATTTAACAAGTTAGAAGATTTACCTGATTTTTCTTCTTTTCTAATTCTCTTAACTCTTTCCTTTACTTGTTGATCATTAGGTGCTTTTTGCCCTTCTTCTTCCAACAAATCAAAAGCTTCGTCTTCTAAGTCACGCTTCTTATCTATTACTTTCATTTTAGATATATTCTTAAATGCTCTTTCTGATAAGTAACCTACTTCGCTAAATGGTAGTAATCCAACTACGTGTAGAGCGTAAGCTCCAGCTACACCATTTAGGTTATCAAGAGCTTCAGGAGTTAACTTCTTAGAGCTTTTTTTACCAAAGTATTCACTGGTTACCTCTCCACTTTGAATTGTCATTATCATATCTTTAAGTAAGATTAGCTTTTTTCCTCCAATACCTAAGACACCTAACTGATCTCCCAATTCCTTATCGGTCTTAGCAAAGAATTTAAAAGGGTCGTCATCTCCTTCTTGCATTATTGAAAGCATACTGTTTGCTTGGGCTAATGCTAAATCATTTAAAACAGGAATAGGAACAAATACATCGGCAACAACATTACCTATACGACCTGCCAATCTTGCATCAAATTCTTTTTCTTTTTTCTTCTTATTTTTTTCTCTGTTTTCAAATGACGTTAAATTAGGATCTTCTTCTTCTCCTGTATACATTCTAGCTACATTAGAAAGCATTTGAGTTATTCCTAAACCAATCGCATTAAACATTGCTGTTTCTACAACTAATCCTCCTAAGGATTTAGCTGCAGCAGTTTTATCTCCTGGCAATGCAGTAGGGTTTCTAACAAGAGTATTTAAATCAGAATACATTCTTGTTTTTTGATTTAACAAGAAGTTAGCAAATGGGAATAGTGTTTTTCTAATAATCTGAGTTTGTAAATCTTTTTTCGTAAACAATCCACCCTGTAAGTCAGAGTCAGATGTATTCTGTTGTCTGTCTACTTGTTGTTGAGCATATTGAGCTGCCTCTTTATCAAGTGGTTTAGTAAAATCGATATCCCCTGACTTTACACCTTTTTTGTCCATTGCCTTTAAATAATAAGCAATGAAAGAAGCTCTTGCGGTTTGAACATCAGGAGCTACTAATAGCTTATCGATAATAGCCTTATTACCCTTGTCTATTGCATCTACTACCTTTCCAGGTATCGATGTTGCAGATTTTTTTATTCTAGAATCAACTCCTTCAATATCACCCTGAGAACTTACTCCTCTATTCGCAATTGGCAATCCTGAATTGTTTATTGCATTTTGAACGTCTTTATTAAATATTAATGCAGAAGCTTTAGAGGTGTTAATAATACCTGCATTTATTGCAGTATTAAATATAGGCACAATCTGTTTTAAAGGTTGAGTTATTCCACCTAAGGCTTTTACAACCCCAAACGTAGCAGCTTTATTTAAAATCTTCAAAGCTTTTTTTTCATCCTCTTTTACTCTTTGACCTGTTCTTTTTGCGTCTATGTAATCTATTATTCTTTTCTTAACAATATCTCTTGACTTATCATTTGGAAATACCTCATTAAATGACTCCGAAGCAATCGCTCCTTTTATTTGTTGTATTGCTCCAGCTGTATTAATATCTGTTAAAGCAGCTTTTAAATTAGCCATGTTCTGAGAATCAAATCCTAGGTTTAGAATCCTTCCTTCTTTTAATTTACTAGGTTTAGTTGACTCTTCTAATACACCTGTCTTTTTACTGTACACACTACTTGATCCATCAGGGTTAAAAAGAGGTTTTGTTATATCCCTTCCTTCTGTCTCAGACTCTACGCTAATATTCTGAATGCTTCTAGGTATATAGTTAGTATCCTTGCCTAGGTTTTTATTGTAAACATTCAGGGATGTCTCAGCTAAAGCGTCATAGTTAGAGGCCCATACATCTGTCATATACTTTACACCCTCTAAGTTTGCAGGATCAGCCTTAGACTGAACCTCAGAAATATTATTTGAATCTTTCACAAGCCTCTCATAGGCTTCTTTAATTAATTTACCTTTATTTTGATTTTCTAAATCACTTGATTTAAGAAGGTCTTTATAAGTGTTTTCTATTAATTTCTTGCTATCATCAAAGTCTTTTACTTCTTGACCAGGAGTAAATCTTTGGATCTCACCAAGTATACCTCTTTCAATATCATTAGCTAGGTCAAAGAATTTTCCAACTTTCATTACTTTTTTCTTGAAAGCTTTAGCGTAGTCTTTAACTATATTTTCAGAATCTCTTTCAGCTTTAGCAGCTCCATTAATAGCTTCTGTCACCCCTATTTTATCCATAACCTTAGCTCCCTTTTGTTGAGAAGCAAACATTAATTCAAAAACATTAGGCAGTGTTGCTATACTTGTATTCCAATACCTTCCCAGCATCGAGCTTTTTAAGGTGCTAGTTATCTTGTCTTTAACCAAAGATTTCATGCCTTTAGAACCCTTAGCCTGTTTAAGAATAGACTTCATCCCACCTGTACTTTGATTTGTTTCAAAGTTTAGAATAGCATCTAAAGCTTTCATCTTTTCTTTTGTAGTAAGAACACTCATATCCATTTTTAGAAACTCTCCTAGAAGTTTCTTTTGCTCTTTAGTTACCTCAACATCGCTGTCGGCTATAACTTGCTTTGCGTTTATTTTAGCGTTAGATATAGCTTGTTTAAGAGCCTTTTCTACAGCATCTTTCTTTTCATTAGCAGCCTTCTCTTTACCTTCTTCAGTAAGCGTATTCCCATCCAAAGAGATCAATAGATCTCTCATCTCCTCAAGAGTTAAATCATTCGCATCTAATCCAGTTAAATCTTGGAAAGCTTTTTTCTGTAATTCGTAATCTTTTTCTTTTTGAGCTTCCTGTTCTTTCTTAGTATATTCATCTGCTTTCTTAGTGTCAAAAGGAGTGGCTGTTTTTAGTCCATTCTTTGTTTGTTTAGTTGGCATGAGACCATCTTTTATTTCTCTTGCTTTTTCTAAGTAAGCATCAATGTCATCTACTTTTGAAGGGTTTATCTCTGAAAAGTTTTTAGCCGAATCAGATAAGCCTGCCTCTTTTGTCTTAGAGTTTTTCTTTATTGTTTTTCTAAGGGAGTTAGATTCGTCTAGCTTTTTTTGATAGTTAGCATCATTCATTGTTTTTTCTACATAGTCAAGTAGCTCGCTTACGGTTTTAGTGTTATTGTACTCTATGTTACTAACCTTTCTAAGTAATGTATTTGCTTTATTTGTAGTAATTCTACCTGCCTTTAATAGTAAATTTATTGAAGACTGTAAAGCTTTTCTTTTAGTTTTCTGGTCGTTCTTAGCATCTCTAGCAATTTTAGCTTCCTTTCGCAAGTCTTTCTTCATTGCTGCATAGTCATTAGAAACCTTAATGGTAGTTGGCTTTCCAATTCTTTTTATACCCAATAGCTTCTTAGCTGTAGGTGGTTTTATTTCTACACCTAACTTAGAACTCACATCTCTAAGTATGTTTTCTCTTTCTATGTCTGTAGATTCCTGGAACAACTTAGAACCTTTTAAATAAGAGATAGCATTGTCTGCAATCTTCTGAGGATTAGTATCTTTACCTACCCCTCTATTCTTGGTCTTTTCAACTATACCATCTACAATGGAGTCTACTCTTTCCTTGTTCACACTCATCACTTCCGCTTCTACTTCTACTTCTGCTTCCGCTTCTACTTCTGCTTCTGCTTCCGTTTCTTGCTGAGTATCGATCCGTACTTCGCCTTCCACTTCCGATACACTTTCGGTTGATTCAGCATTAGATATATCTCCTGTTTTTTTGTTTTGAATGGCATCTTGTTTTTCTTTTATTAGTTTATCTTGTTCCTTTAATATGTTAGAATCTGATTCTAAAACAACAGGTAATCCTAGCCTTTCGTTAGCCTCATTTTTTGCCTTTAAAGATTCAATGGCATCTTCTCTTGTTACATTAATTTCTACAGTTCCTTCTGACTCTCCGTTTATAATTTCTTGAGCCTGTATCTTGTCTTTGTCATAAAGAGCTTGAAGCTGAGAATCTACATCATCTATCCTGTCGTCAATATTCTTCTTTAAAGGGCCTTCTAAACCTTCTCTTTGGTTTATTAAGTTTTGTCTTTGTGTAAGTAAATCAGAAGCAGGCTGCATGTTTTCTGAAACAACAATAGTTCCTTTTGTTTTATTTTCAGCAGTTTGCATATTATATATTTCAGTATATGCATTTGACGCCTCTAATGATGATAAAGAACCTTCCTCTATTAAAACATCTAAAGTTGCTTGTATGTCACCTATGTCTGAAGCTATAGTTCTAACTAAATCCGCTCTTCTGTTTCCTGACAATAATTTTTTACCACCAAGAGTGCTTGTTGCTCCAATAGTCATTACAGCAGTCTCTAAAACATTTGCCTTAGTAATTTTAGTATCCAGAACATTTTTACCTATAGTTTCGTTTACTAAATAGTTAATTCCTTTTTCAGCAAATAAAACTGGCAATTCCTCCACAAAAAGTTCCTTAAAGTTTTCTTTACCCAAAGCAATCCCCTTGTCTACTAGTTGTTTTTTAGTAAAGCTTTTCCCTTTTTTTAAAGCTAAGTTTTTCACTTGGTCTTTAATGCCCTGGAATCCCACTAAGAGCTTCTCGTTACTTCCTGCTAATCCAGAAAATATTGCATCTAATGTTGATATTGCTTGACCTGCATTAACCGCTATTTCCATGGATTCTGTTTCACTCATCCCTGTAGCCATTAGCTGAGACCTTATGTCGTCAACATTATTAACTACACCACTGACAAAAGATGCTCCAGCCATTCCTAGTTTACCAGCCGTAGCTGCTTTTACATACTTTTCAAGATTTAAGTTTTTGTTTACTTTTTTACCAGTTCTTATTAAAGCAAATAAATTTGTAATAGTATTTACACCACCCTTTGCAACTGATCCAGATGTCCAATTAATAACTTCCTTAGAAACATCTTTTGCTATTTCTTGTATTTTTCGTATTTCATCAGAAGGGATTATACCATCCATTCTTACATTTGAATTTTTATCAAACACAGTTCCATTAGTACCTACAACATATTCTTTTCCCTTATAATATACAGGTTTTCCTTGTTGAAAAGAAGCCACTGAAGCCTCTCCATACTCCCTTTCAAACCCCTTACCCATCTCCGAGAACATGGAGCTTAACCCTGCTAAAAGACCTTTCTCATCACCACCCATTGCAGCTATACGTTGGTCAACAAATCCAGGGATCCCTGCAACAAAATCCATAGCAAAACCAGTTAACGCAGTTCCACCTGTTTTAGCTAATTCTAAAAGTCCCTGTCCACCTTCTGACCACTCACCTTCTTGTACTGAATTGTAAAGTCTTTTTCTTTTCTTTAAATCTGTATCTTCCTGTAGCTCTTTTAATTTAGGAAATGAATCCATTGTAGAGTTTACTGACTTAACAGAATTAACAAATTCAGCTGAAAGTTCTTTTTCTTCAGCTTTAAGTGTTTTTAATGCTTCTTCATCTGTGGTTAATTTTTGAGCAGAAAGATTGGCTTCTAATTTCTTACTTGATTCATTTAGCTTTAAAGCCTTGTAAGATTGTAGTTTTTCGTATTGTCTTTTTTCCAAGAGAAACTGATCTTCTTCATCATCTCCAAAAAGGTTATTAAAAAACTTATATATTGAGTTTTCTCCTCTTGTATTTTTTTTCTCCCACTTAAAATAATCATCAGAATCAACTTCATTCTTTTGAAGAATATCTTCACCTAAAGAGCTTTCATTAATATCATCTTCAGTTAATTCAACATCATCATAGTTATTGAATGATTTAAATTTTGTTTTTTCAAAGAGTTCAATTGAATTCAGTAAATCAGAATCAATATCAGATTCCTTCTTGAATTCTGTTTTACCTGTTTCAGGATTTAAGAATCCATATTCTTTTTCTCTGTTTCTTAATCTTTCTTTGTCAAAATCCGAAAGATTACTATCGTCAACAGATAAGGTTAAACCTTTTGCGTATTCTAACAAGGGTTCATTAAGTCCTTCATCACGATTTAATCCTATATATCCAGAATTTTGAAATGTTGATATTTTATTGTTTTTTTCTTCAAGGTCATATATTGCATTATCATCAGATTCAATGGCGTCATATATGTCTTGAGATGGCACATCATCTCTATTGAATATAGCTTCTAATTGCTGTTCATTTGCATCTGGATTAGCTTCTATTAATCTAGAAGTTTCTTCATCATAAAGCTTTACTTGATTTCTATAATCTTCAACAGGAACTGTCTCAACTACTTCTTCAACTTGCTCAACGTTTACTTCTAAACCATCCGAAGACCCAAGCGGTGTTTCCGTTTCTGTAGTGGATACCGTAACTGCCTCTTCCCCATCTGAAGGAGTAACGACAGGGTTTTTTTTTTCAGTATCAATAGCTTCTCCTACAAGCTCTAGTGTTCCATCAGCGACTAGTGAGTCAAACTGCTCTCCATATTTTGAACGAAGTTCTTCTTCTGAATACTCATTTCCTGCTGGTGTTTTATAACGCTTCATTTTTTTTTATTTAAGTTTAGTAATAAATTCAGATACAGCTCCTTGTAGCACTTGATAACCTTCGTCTGAAGCATCTGCGATGTCTTTTACTTTTTGAATTACAATAACTCCTTCACCGTCCATTGCCGAAATCATTAAATCATCACCATTCGCCTTCACTTTAAATCCTTTAGGAAGATCTAAACCAAGCGCTCCGTAGGCAGAGATTATAGTCTCTTTAACCCCTCCAACTAAATTATCCATATCTTGTCCGCCCATCGTTTCAGCTGTATCGGCATTTTCAAAAACTGTTTTTAGCTGTTTTTTTAACGTTGTTTTATCCTCTCCAGCTTTATATGTCTGTGTAAGACTTAGTTCTTTAGTACTTCCATATTTCTTATTTCTTGTTCCTGTACCTGTTTGAGAAACATTATCGAAAAGGGTGTTGTTTTTTAAGAAGTTTTTTAAAGCTATGTCAGATGATACGCCACCTGCATTAATGTACTCATAGTTTGCATTAACAAAATCTTCGCCAGATGTTTCTTTAAACACCTTTTTTCCATTTTCTGTTGCTACATCTCCAAACTTCATTTCAACATCTTTACCGTTTAAGTTAAATGAAACAGATGTTACTATCTCCTTATCATTGCCATCAGGACCTGTTATAATGGAAGTAGTTTCCTTTATACTATTATATTTTAATCCAGATAAACCTTGAAGCTCTTGTAATGATAACTGCATTTCTTCAGGAGTTTTTGCACCCCTTAAATTATTAAGACTTGCAATTGTTCTTACGCCTTTATCTATATTTGTTTGGTCTGCTGTTTGATTCGCTTTATTTCTATTAGGGTCAAACTGACTTTGTTTTGTTCCTTTTGTTATTTTTCTTTGCAATCCTGCAACTAAACTTCTTCTATTATAACCTTTAACAGCTTCTATTTGTTCTTCTGTCATTTCTGGAACAATAGCATTGTTTGAGTTTGCAGCTGCAATCCTAGAATATTTAGGAACAGTAACTTTTTTTTCTTCTAGATTCTCATCTAATATATCAACTGTAAATGTCTCCTTTTTTTGAGCATCTGTTAAATTATCGTAGTCAGTAAAAGAAACTAGCTTACCTCCCATTCCGTTTTCACTAGTGAACAAACTGGCTACATGCTCTATATTTGTTGTGTTGGCTGCTACTTGATTATTGACGTTTGCTTTTAGATCTGGATTATTTCTAGAGTCAGCAATAACATTTCCTACCATTAGTCCATCCTTAGCCATTATCTGATAATTAGTTCCAACTGCACTATTAGCAAAATCCTCAACTTGGTCAGTAATATATATCCTATCAGCTCTTGTATTTGCTTTGTGCTTAAGAGCCAAAACACTCATTCCACTTTGTCCGTCTATATAAATTGGTTTACCGTTGTAATCTAATTTACGAACTAAAGTTTTAGTTCTTTCGTCAACTTCCATTTTATAAAAATCAACTATACCCATGCCTTTATCATCAAAATTAACATCAACACCAGCTAACGTACCTATTTGAGTTTGTATCTGTTGCTTAATAGCTTCTAATTCACCAGATTGTGGCTTAACAAAAATTTGTTCTCCTTTATCATTAGTAATATATTTTCCTTTTGCTCTTTCTTCAGTAACATCTATTTCATCTCCAAATGTTTTAACAAAATCAGATAAAATTTCAAAAGTTTGTTTTCCGTTTTCTTGAAATATTAAATTTTCTTCAGGAGGAACATTTCCATTTCTTACAAGTTTTTCGCTTATAAATGCATCCTCTTTAAATTTAGCCAAAGATTCAACCATTTTAGCTGCAGCTGTATCATTACTAGGCATGTTCTCGGCAGCATACTTCTCAGCTTCACGAATTGATTTTGAAGTAGTTTTTTTAAGGTCAAGACGTTGCTTATCTATATTAGCTTTCCAATCTTGTACATCTTTTATTCCTTTATCTATAGCTGCAAACTTTGATTCAAGTGGATTACCTCCAATTAAACCTTTATCTAATGCCGCTATAGTTCCCTGTAATGCGTTACCCATAATTTAATGCTTTAGTTTGTTGGTACTGTGATTTGCCCTGATGCAACTGCTGCTGCTATCTGTTCTGGTGTCATTAAAGCTATCTGTTCTGCAGTTAAACCTGCTGGTGTTGGAGTCTGTCCGAACCCAGCTATACTTCCAGCTGCTGATTTTATACCTCCAAGAGCAGTAGTCAGAGCGCCTCCAACAGCGGTAAGACCCTCTCCCAATGAAGTTTTACCATACCCTTCAGTTCCAAAACCATCCAAAGTTCCTGCCCTACCTATTTGTCTCATTTGTTGACCTGTAAGGTCACCTCCAGGTTGTGTTGCTTTAAAAGCGTCAAATTGTGTTTGAGCCGCTTTATCGCCTCCTAGTCCAGCAACTGCTTTTCCTTCTGCGCCTCCAAAAGCACCTATCCCTGCGGTTAAAGCGCTAGTTCCTGCATCAATAAAAGCACCTGTTGCTGCTGCCTCTAATTGATTTGCTTCATTTCTCTTAGCGTCAGCCTGTAATCCTGCTGCTGCTGCCCTATCATCTTGTAAAGCTGAAATTCTAGCTGCATCCATTTCAGACGCTGCCGCACGTTTCATATCAATGTCTAATTTTTGCATCGCAAATTTATCAGCAATTTGTCCTGTCCCAATATCCTGGACTTGTTTTACTTTTCCTGCAGTTGCCGCAACACCTCTTTGATCCCCTTCTTGAGCTGCTTCTAATATCTGAGAACCTTGCACATTTGAAAGTTGAAGTTGTTTATCGTAAATATCTGTAGTTGCTCTAATTGCATCATAGAAATTTTCCTCTAATCTAGCTACGGACTCTTGTTCTAATTGATCCTGCTTAATTTCTAATCTACCTGCTTCTCTTGCTGCTTCTTTGGCTGCGCTATTTGCCATAAAACCTTTTGCTGCTTGACTTCCTACTGCTATTGTTGCCGCTGCTATTGTTGTGAATGCCGCCATATTATAATGTTTTTATCATTTCTGTGTTATAACTATCTCCTTTTATATACCCATTTTTTTTGTAAATATCAATAAGAGAGTCTGACTTTAATAAAGCATAAGAATATTTACACCCATTAAGCTTTAATGTTTCCGTTAAAACTTCAATTAAAAAAGACAAAGCTTCTCTTCTTTCGGTTTTTTTATCATATTCAAAGTTAGATACAATCCAATCACACCATCCTACTTTTGAGTTAGTTATATATATATAACCTGCACAAACAGGTATTTCTCCATCATAAACCACTACGCCACCTTTTCCATCTTTTGGTAGAAAATCTCTTGGAGGTGGTGTCCATCTCCAATCTTTCCACCATTTAGTTAAAATGGTATCGTAGTCGTTTTCATTTAATTCTCTTATAGTAAATTTCATTTACGCAAAGATACAAAAAACTAAGGATTACTTTTGAATACTTGAGAATCTATAGTAAACAGTTCTACAGCAGATGTATTGTCGTTTGTTACTTTAAATTCCATGTAATATCCTGTAGCTCCATAAGACTCAGCAACAGGGTCTTTAAGCACTAATATATATGCATTATTAGGTATTGTAGATCCAATAGGCAAGAAATTTGATGCATCAACCGTTAACGTTTTTCTATCACTACTAATTGAAGTTATAGGACCTACAGCTACAGGTGAGCTGAAGTTGTTAGGAGCAGAAATAAGAGTACTAAAATTTAACTCATCACCTATAGATATTATTCTAGATGTTGGAGTGCTAAATTCAACCGTAATTATACCAGTTGACGCACCTGTTGAAGAAAGTAATTTACCTATTCCTTGTGTAGATCTTAACGCTAAGTTCTCTGTACCTGATATTCTTTTAATGTAAGCAAAGAAGCTACCCTCTTTCTTTACGAAATCTGTCTGAGGCATAAAACCTGCTCCCAAATCAGTTACTAAACTTATATCCCATGAGTCGTCACTTTCTAATTCAATTGTTTTAAAAACTTTAACAGTAGTAGGTTCTTGATTAAAAACCCCAGTTAAAGTAGAGTCATAATCAACTCCATAATAGTTGTTACGTCTTTCATTGGTGTTATGTCTGTATAAATTTCCACCTTTAAAGGTATATAAAAACTGATTCATTCCTAATATAAAATCAGGGAAGTAGCTATAAAAAGAAGGCCATCCCTTTACTGATTCACTATATGTTACTGTGTAATTTTCCATATTTTATTTTATATTGGGGGGGTGCAAGTTTGTATGTTACTTACAACTCCGTTTGTTACTGTAATATATTGACCGTTATCCATTAAATAGTTTTGGTCTGTAGCCCTAGTCACTCCGTCATGGTCTAAGAAAATAGGATTGTTTAGAACAGGATAAACATTGACTGCATTCTGAAATCTTGCAAAGAAAAAAGTTCCTGTTACAGGTTGACAGAAAGTAGAAGAACCAATAGCATTAGCCGTAAAGCTAGGTAAAGCCGCAGGACACTCTACTGACAAGTTCCATCCTGTACTTGCACATGGGCCTAAAACCTCTATAGAGACAGTACCTGGTGATGCGTTTGGCTTAGGTATAACCATAAGGTTAAATTGAGATTGACCTCCTCTAATATCATCTCCTGTATTAATTGTTATACTTCGAGTAGAAGGGGTGTCTGCTATCCATCCATTTGAGTCATAGCCATTAAAAGCGTTATAAACACCTGTATTAGGTGTAGCTGGAACACAGTTGTCTGTAGGGTCTCCTAGTATAGTAAAGGCATTTGCCACACCACTAGTAGACTGTAAGTTTCCATCTGAAGCGCTTGATAGTCTATTGTAAAAAACACCATCATATAATACTCTTATTCCGTCAGGAATACTAGCAGGGTTAAAATAAACAAGAATAGCTCCAGTATCTAACGCTGTAGTTCCTGCATCTATATCTAATTGATATACACCTCTTGAACCTGGAGGTGGGGTCAAAGTTCCTCCACATGGAAGTCCTGCTGGAGTACATGTTCCAGTAGCTATAACAATACCATACTGTATTTCAATATATGTACTGTCAGCTAATATTACAAACTGGCTAGTTGCTGTATTGTTTATTGCTGTTACTCCACCATCATCTAGAAAAACGTAGTTCCCAATACCTGGGGTTGCCAATGTTTCAGGAGTAAAAACTATTGGAAACACGTAAGGGGGGCCTGATACATTTTGTGCGTTTTGTGCAAAGTAATAATTTATTGTTGCAGCACCACAAGTATCATCTGCTTGAACACTAGAACCTAGGAAACTATCTAACTGTATAGGGCAATCTGTTTGAAAAGTAAAAAAAGTATCTTGAATAGGAGCGTAATAATCAATATTAATAACACTAGCGCTTACTATGTTTTTAGGTATAACCTGAGTATATACCCTTGTTCCACCTCCCCTTAAGTCAATCTGATTAGAATTAACTGTAATAGCTTGAGAAGTTCCAGAAGATGCATATGTTCCATCTGTTTGTATATTATAGACAAGAATTGGAGGTGTGGTCGATGGGGTTTGCCCAGGCTGTCCATAATAAGTTGGCTCACCAGATGGAGTATTAAGTCCAACTGGCCCTCCTACATTGCCTATATATGTAAGCTGATTATATGTCTGTCCATTATATGTGGATAAAACACCATCTGGCTTCGTAAATCCAGTAATAGAATATACAACTACAGCTCCAACACCTGTCCCTCCACTTATTTCTGCTAAAAAAGTGCCTCTTATATCTCTAGATTCTCCTGCGATTTCTCCACAAGGCAAGGCACAAGCAGGGCATATTATTTCAGGTGAAAGAAACCCTCCTACTTGTTCTCTATATATACCATTAAACTGATAAAACCCATCTGGAGATTTAATCAATAAATTAACATCATCGTAAACAGATATTGCTGTTGCGAAGTTTTCAGAATCAATAAATTTATTTACTACACTCATTTTTTTTAATTAATTTTAATATTTAACACGTACCTAAATCGTTTAGTGGTTCATTTGTTGATATTATTTCTGTAGCACAAAACTCTTCACCTTGACAAATTGGGCTGCTACATTGTTTAAATATAGTTTGCTGGTCTCCATCACAATCAAGATATGTGATTTGTAAAGTATTGTCATAAGGTATACTTTTATATCTATTACAAACTGGTGGAGGCGGTGGGCCTCCAGTACATCCACAACAAGAATCTAAAGCGGTAACATCATAACATAACTCTATAGGTGTAGGGCTTCTTAAATCCCAAACTAAATACAAATAAGTATTAGCTGTGTTATAAATGAATTGAGCTTCGTAATTTTCAGGACCTCCTGAAATTGGAGTTGCTGTATTTAATAATGGAAGTAATACATCAATATCTACTTCATCGTAATTTGTATTAGTTGATAGGTATTTTAGTTTCCCTGCATTAGGATTAAATTCATAAGTTTGACCTGCATTTTGTCTAATCTGCATAACAACAGTAGATCCTTCAGGAGGCAAAGCTCCAAAAGAAGCAGGACCAGTAGACTCTGTAAATAAAGAAACACCATCTGATTCTAAAACAACAGAATTAGTGCTGTAAGGACTTAAATAAGATCCTTGTGTCCACCTGTATCTTACATCTGTAGTTAAAGGAGCGTCTCCTTCAAAGTTTACAACTATTTCTTTAACTGTTACGTCTGGAGCTATTGGACATTCAAAATTAATATCATAGTCAGAAACAACAATTGGTGTAGTGGTCACTTCCACATATCTAGGGCTGTTTTGTGTTTTATTAAAAGAAACACTACCTATCCCTGAGACATCTTGATTTATAACTTCAGTTCCATTCCATATAGCAGTTATATTTACTTGACCATTTACGTTATATGAAAAAGGTATTGTACCTATTACAGTAGTACAATCAAGGTTTAGTGTATAAGGATCTTCTCCGTTTCTTACTGTTAACACATATCCGCACTCTTTTTCTTCTGGTGGTTGAGGTATAATTTGTGTATTCGAGCTTAAAACATATTCATTCATGTATGGATCGTATCCACCTAGTTTTTGAGTTTCAAAAGAAGTTGTAAATAAGTCTCTAAACCAAGAACGCATTCCTACTGTAGATATTACATTTAATTGGTCTGTTTTAGCAGATCCTCCTTTTAATTCTATTACTGAACTTCTTTTTGAGTCCGTAAAATAAACATTATAACCATAAGAAGTAAAACTCTCTGGATTACTGCTTATTCCAAATTCCTCTATTCTAGCTAATTGAGTACCAAGAACCTCAGGTACTGATGTTATAGCTCCACCTGCTGCTGCATCAGAAAGCAAGTTTTTTCCTACTAACAAATAAGATATCTTATCTTCTTGAAGAGTTAAGATGTCTGTCTGTCTTGAATGCATTCTTCTAATCGGTCCGTATGATGTTTCTAATGTTTTAAAATTAGCTAAAGCCAGGTTAAATTGATTTAACTTATTTAAGTTAGTTTCTTGATTAAAAACTCCACTATAAGTTACATCAGCAAACCTATGACTTTCTTTGTATTGTTCTTCTGAAACAGATGTTACTTTTTCTCCAAGTTGTATAAATGGTTTTGTAAGTCCAGATAAAACATGATTCTCTTCCGCTCCATTCCCAAAAGAATAAGAATTAAAAAAAGTTAAATCAACAATAGCAGGGTTTGTTAAAGTTTGGTCTTGGTCAGCATCTGAATTTCCTGACAAATGAAGTCCATTTACAATGTCAAATGTCTGTTCATTTTCATAATACAATTCATCATTTGCATCTAATGGCTCAGTTTCAAAAATAGTTAAAGTAGATGCTCTTTCTACTTGAAGATTAATGCTAGCATAAGAATTTCTTGGTCTAAAACCACCACATCTAGGAGTTCCTGATTGATAGCAAAATCTTAAAGGCGATGTTGGAGTAGCTTGCTGAAATCCTACATAACTATTACCTGTTGTTGCTAATCGATCCTCAAAAATCTTTATATCATCATACTGAATTTGATTATTTTGAGCATTATCATCACTACCTGATGAAATTCCATTTGTAAAATCAATATTATCTCCTAACACCCAATCATGTAAACTATCATAATCATTTGAAGATATAAATTTTTTGCTCCAATCATAATATCTACTTCCACATCCTCCACCTCGACTATATCTAGTAGCATTAATGGTTATCTCTATAAGAGAACCTGCTGGAACAGTCCATGGAATATAGTCCCCAGGATTATCCTCATCTTCAATAGAGCATGAAACATTAACTAAAGGCTTATCTCTGCTGCCTCCATCACTAGTCTCTTCTATTCTAGAATTTGGCGGTTTATTTGCCGCAAAGTTAGTGGGCTTTACTAACATGTAAGTCCCTGTTGGCTGACCACATTCTTGTGATCCTGGCAAAATATTTCCGTCAATATCTTTTTCACAAAGAAAATCTTTAGCCTCAGATCCAAAACCTAAAACTTTTGTTGTAGCGCAATTTAAAACAGGGCCATTTGTATCTGCTTTGATGTATAACACATCGTTATCTTTTACCTTGTCCCTATTGTCTCCCTGAAGCAAATAGTAAGCGTCTCCTGTCTCTTCTTCTCTAAAGAATATATTGCTGTATATTGTTCTGTAAAGTCCCTTAGACTCTTTAATTACGAATTTATATTTTGTAGCCCAATAAGGAGGGTAGCTATTCATTTGAACCCTAACACTGTTTTTGTCAACTGAATTAAAGCAAGGAATAAAAATAGTATTATCTGTATCAACTAGAGCGGTTGATGCTCTTCCGTAATCATCTAAATAAACTACTGCTATTTCATAATCTCTGTTACTGTGTAAACTTTGTTTTGATCCATCTAATGCATAAAAACCTTCTGCAGAAACACAGCTTATATATTCATAAGCAAAATTTCCTAATGGAGCTGGAGGCTGTACTGTTTGGTCATATTCTTCAAATTTTAATGCAGGCGCAATAAATGAAATTACATCACTTCCAAAAGAAGATTCAATAATAAAACCCTGGGGTGTTCCACTTATTCCAAAACCGACTTTTTCCCAGTTTTGTTTAGCTACTGACGAACAAATAAACGAATCAGTAACAGACGTTCCTGTTTCTGTTCCTCCTGAAACAGGAATACAAGTGTTATTAGCTATAGGGATAAAAGAACTAATAGCATTAATGAATTCTGGGCTAGTAGCCATTTCATGAACGCTACCAAAATCTGTTTGAAGATTAAATATGAAATTATATTGAAAAATATTCTCTGGTTGACTTTGATCGTCATACGATGGGTCTCCACTATAAACAGATCCATTGTAATCAAAATCAACTCCAATTTGCGCTCCTTCAACTAACTGTATATTATCGCCTCCAAAATCAATTGATACTTTTGAATTTACAACATTAACAGCTCCGTCAATAGTGTATTGAAAGCCTTCTCTGTCTCCTGCTATACTATCAGATTCTTGAAGCTCAGATATAAGTTGTAAATCATAATCAAGGTAAATAGAAGCTCCATCTTTATCGACTATGTCGTAACCATCAATGTAATTACCGTACATCAATCTATTTCCCATAATAGTTTGTGCTTGAGCAACTCTAGGAACATTGTCAAACAATCTTAATAATTGAGCTTCAGGTAATGTTGTGAATATTTTTTGATTTGTAAAAGTTATTGTTTGATCTGTACTGTCTAACCAACCCTCATTTTCTTTATTAAATCTTTCAACAACATTTATGCTTTGACTAGTGCTAAATTTAAATAAAACATCTAAATCTTTTACATTTCTACCTCCAGTGTCAAAAGTTACTTTTACTGAATTAAATATATTTCTCATCCCTTCTTGATTATAGTTGCTATAATCAAATCGAAAAGGACCAGGTGTAAAAGCATATTCGCTAAATGGAGATATCGCTGAGTACTCACCATCTTCATATTGCCATCTATAGGCAAAACTAAGTAGTATTTCCTCCATAAAATTCTCTCCCCCACCTATTTGAAATTGTTCTATTTCAGGTGCGTTTAATGGTGGAGCGACAATAACTCCAATATCTTGCTCTGTTATTTGGTCAATTGTTGTGCCAGGGTCTGGATTTAGATAAGTTCTTTCAACATTTATCTTTCTAGGAGCATTTAAGTTGTCTGTAAAAAATAAAAATTCACCTATTAAGTTTATTCCATTAACTAAAAAGTCTTTGTCAAAATTTAAAATTGAAGTAGAAATTACATGATAATCTAAAACAAATGTTCTTGTATTATATGATGTTATTAAATCTACTTTACCTGTTGAAGAAACAGGGTTAGATTCATCACTAACAAACCAATATATTGTTTCATTTGCCCCATCTTCATAAGCTCCAATACATTTAGCACCAGAACTTAATGGCTGACCATTAAAATTAAGTTGAGCAATTAAATCGTTACCTTTTGAGTTTTCAACAGCTCCTATTTCAGTGCCTTCTGTAGAACCCAATCTAACATTTAAAGCATCAATGTATTCACCTTGAGGTACAAGGCGTTCATCAACACTTTTATTCATTCTCCCTTTTATGAAATTTTTTGAAATATTAGGCATATTATTTTATCCATTTATTTTGACCCCTTAAATTCATTAATAATCTACTAGGGTGTATATTGCTTAATCTTAATTTTGCATTTCTTAAAAGAGCTGATTTTTCTTTTTTAAGTCTAGTTACTATATATTCTTGAACTCCAATCTTATTGTTTAATATTGTGTATTTCATATATGCATAAACAAATTCTTCAAACAGTTTATTTACACTAATTAAAGAGTCATCTCCTTTTTCCATTCCATCTGAAACATATTCCAAAACACAAAGCTCATCTGCCATGTCTGAGCTAAAATTAATAACTCCACCTGATTTATTTATACTAAACGTAGGGTTTTGATTAGCAGTCTCTGTGTTAAGCCCATATCTTCCACCTATTGGATATTCAAAATACCATACACCGTTAGAAAAATAACCTTCTTGTCCGTTATAAGGGCTTTGCTGGTTTAAATATATTGATTTTTTACCTCCTGTAATTCTTTGTAAATCTATTGTAGAAGTAGAAGGTTTAAGTATATTCCCATCATGATCAAATAATATTCTACAATTATTGTCCTGCAAATAAGCATCACTCCAATTTGTTTGAATATTTTCACTAAGAGGCATTAGTGTACCATTCTTGTACAAAGATATTCTTACCCAATTTACATAATCAGAAGGCAACACAAATCTTAATGTGTCACATACTTGTAATTCAAGTATTTTTATTTCTTTTAAAGAATCGTAATTTAATTCTTGTATAGCTCTTTTTGCGTGAAAAAGTATATTATATCTTTCAACATTATTTATAAGTTTATCGTTACCAACATACATCAACATGAAGTTGTTTACAATATCCTCTAATGGTATATACTGATATGAACCCCAATTCTCATCTTCTGTGTTTGGGTTTCCTGTATTCTCGTAGTAAGTATAATCGTTTATATATGCCATAATTATTGTCCTTCTTGGTTATTTGCTTCCTGTTCCTCTACTTTCCCAAATTTAGCTACATCCATCTCTCTAACTGAAACCCCTGCATACTGAAGTATTTTGTTTATCAAGTTTGTCTCATCTGAAGCAGGTAGCTCAAAATCTTGGTAATCCGCAGCTGTCTCATCAAACGATGGCTCACCTCCAGGGAATTGAGCATATGTCCAATTAGGATCATTGGGGTATCTTACATATTGAGAAACAACTGTGCCTGTGTTATTTATTGATTCAGGATAAACTGTAATCGTGTTTCCTGTATTTATATTATTTGCACCACCTAAAACATAAGCTGGATACATTAAACTTGGAGATGTAAGATGTGAAGAGTTTAAATAAAATATTTTATTTTGAGAAACTCTTTCTATTTCTTTTATTCCTTTTGTACTTGAAATAGAATAAGAAGAACCTATATATCCTCCTGTAAAAAAATCATTAGTTGATATTGTCAATTGAGTCTCACTATCTACACTTACTACAAAAGCACTTCCTCCAGAATATAACTCTCCTCCTGTAGTATTTACTATTAACTGACCTGCAGCTACTTGACCTCCAGATACAAAATTTGCAGCAGAATCTATTAAAGTGTTTCCTGTCGAACCCAAAGTTAATGTACCTGTTGCTGTGATATTTGGATAATAGTTTATTTTATCTATTAAATAGTAATCATTAGGTAAATCAAATAAATTTATACCTACATTAATTAATCCTTTAGTAGAAGAAAAACTATCTATTACTTCAATTAAACCTTTTACTAGATCAGCATATTCGCTTCCAGAAATTCTTTTGTTTTGTTTTACTATCTGTGAATTATATTGATAGAAGTAATCTTCAAATAAATCTAACTGTGCTTGTTTTGCGTATAGGTTGAAATCATTTGGAGTAATATATCCAAAATTATTTTTATTTACAATAGAAAGAACAGTTGCTCTGACTGTATTTATTAATGATGCCATTCTTTATTTTTCTTTGAACAAAGATACAAAAAAAAAAGAGGCCTCATTTCTGAAAGCCTCTTCTTGTTTAACACCTATTTAGTTGTATTTTTAATCTACTTTATCTTCTAATATTCTTAGAACTTCCAAGCCTTCATCACTTTGAAGGAATGATGCTAAAATAAATAAAGGATCTTCACCATAAGGAACTGTAAGTAATTTCTTTTTGTTTCCTTTTAAGTTATAATAAACATCTTTTTTATTCTTCAACAACAACAAACCTTCACTAAAAAATTTAGAACATTTGTTTTGAAGAGATAATAAAGGGTCGTTAATAGACTCTAAAAAATCCTCAGGATATCTACTCGCAAACAATCTAACATCACGCTTTAACTCTGCAGATGTCATTCTATCTACTTTTACTCCCATTACGACTCTAGCTATTGTTTCCAACATCTCAATGTCTAATTCTTTAGCTGCTATCATTGCATCTAAAGCTAAATCCATGCTATCTACATCTACACTAGCGTCTTTTTCTTTATCAACTTCAATAAAATCATTTCCATTTGCAGGATGATGTGCTAGAAATTTTTGTAAAATTTGGTTTTGTTTTGGAACTCTTAAAAATCCATCTTCAAAGATAATTGGTTCTAAAAGAACATTTCCATCTTGCTCATCTTCAAAAATAGTTTTTTGATTCTTAGCATATCGCATAGATCTGTTTTGTCCAGTTTCTTCGTCAAAATAAAGTAAACTACTTCTTTTAGTATTTCTTGATGGAATTGTGTAGCTCAATGGAGCTTTGTCTCTGGTAAGTTTGTAGCTTTTGTCAACAAAAGCCTCTTTGTTTTTTTTCATTTGATTACGATTTAATTTTAATAAAAAAAAAGGGTGAGGTTAATCACCCCTTTTATTGTAATTATCTATATCTTATTTAAAGATAAAGAAGTTGTTAGCACCTAAAGTACATAAAGCTCTTTCAGATAAGAAGTTTACTTCCATAGCATCTAAGCTAGAAGTAGAAGCTCCACCTGCTGAACCTGTAATCCAAGTCTTATAACGTCTGTCTTCAGTTTCTGAAGCTCTATAACGAACGTGTAAGAATGGTCTCTTAGCATTTTTACCAAGAACTTGATCGTAAACTGTAGTAGAACCTGCAGGAACTAATACTCCGTTCACAGCACCACCTACAATATCACCACGCATAGTTGGATCGTTTAAGTATTTCCAGTCTGTTTTGTAAAAGTCATAACCTCTTCGGAATCCAGAGAATCCTAAGTTTAAAGCCATTTCTTCGTCATTGTCAAAAAGACCAAATGATGTACCACCTGCATATCCTGCATTTTGAGCAGCTAACATATCGTCAATATCAAATCCAAACTCACGATTCACAAAAAGAACATTCTCTTCAATAGAACCTTGCTTGTCTAATCTTTGAATGATAGCATCAAAATCTGCAAGAGTTGTTGGGTTACCACCACTCCATACATTTCCTCGCTCTTCAACAACATAGAAAAGCCCTTCTGAACCTTTGTTACCTACGCCTGATGCAATTCCTTCAACAATTGCTGATGCTCCTGAACCACCTTCTGCTGGTACTGCTTCAACCATTGCTGTTTCTAAGTAATCTTCAAAACGTAAACGAGTTTCATGCTCTGATTTTAAATACCATAAGAAACCAGTTGCTCCGTTTTCAGTAGTAACCTCAATCCATCCAATTTGAGCCATGTCAGAACCACTTACTGCGTAGTGATCTTTAATGATAATTGGTGAGTTAGAGAAAATGCTATCATCAGCTTCTAATTGACCTTGCATTCCGATAGCTCCTTTTTGGAACTCTGAACCATAAATAAATAAAGAACATACTACTCCTGCGGCAACACCTTGACCTGCTAATTCATAATAAGCAATGTCAATTGTTCCGTTAACAATATCAACGGCAGTAACAATAGCTTTGTTACTAAGTGTTGAAGCTGCTGTACTGTCAGAAATCATAATTGTTTGACCAACTCTAATTGCAATAGCGCCAGTTCCTGGAACTAAAACATCTCCAATTGTTAAAGTAGCAACTCCTGCTCCTGCTGCTGCTCCTGAAGTAACATCTGTATACTTCGTGTGTAGTCTTCCTTGCTCTGCCCATTTGATAAGGTCTGAGTTAGAAGGCATTTCAGCGCCTACCATTCTTAAGAATGATGCTACTGTTCTGTTTCCATAACGTTCGAATTCTTTTTCATAAGTATCTGGAAGATACTGATTTAAGAAATCAAAGTTAGTAATGTAATTTGTTTGTAATAATACCTGTTCTGAACTTGGTTGTAAGTCAAACCCAGGTACTGCTTGCACTGCTGCTGCCATAATTTTTGTTTTTTAGATAACACTAAGTGTTAATTATTTTTATTTTTTACTTCTAATTTTCAATCCTCTACCACTTGAGTCTGAAACTTGACGAGCCTTAAAGCCTGTATCTCCAATCGCTTGAGGAGTTTGCCTAGTCGACATGTTAATGTTTTTACTTTTTTTAGAAACATTACTTATCGCATCTGCTTTTCCTTGGTCATAAAAATAACTAGCAAACCTTTGAGGATCCATTGCAGCACTTAAAGCTGTATGCCATCCCTTTGCATCACTTATTAAACCATCTTCACCAACATACTTGCCGACTAGATTATTTAAATCACTTTGCTTTGTCTTCATTTCAGTAACATCACCATAAGAATAATTCACACTTTTATCTCCAACGTTAAACTCAAAACCTTTGAATTCTGGATTAAAAACTTCATTTGTCTTTTTTACAAAAAAATCATTTTTCTTTGCATTGGCTTCTTCAGCTGATTTAGAATTTTTAATATAACTTCTATATGCTTCAACTTCTCTCTCCTGTTCTTCAGAAAAAGAACTCCCACTTGACTCAAGAGGAACTCTGTATTTTTCTTTTAAATCGTTAAGATATGTTTTAGCTTTTGAAAGTTCTCTTTTTTTAGCAATGTTCTTTTTCTTTATTTCTTTTTCATCATCAATGTCTTCATCATATGAAAACTTTTCATCCATTAAATAATGAATGTCTTCACTATCTAAATCAGATTCAGTTAAAGAATAGTACTCTGCTAACACTTGTTCGTCATCTAAATCATCGTATTGTTTATTTACTTTTACGAAATCTTCAAAACCACGCCCTGTGTTCTTTTTATAATCTAAATATTTAGATACCTCTTCTGGCAAATCATTTGTCTCTTCTCTTTGAGCAAATAAATCATCAACAGATGAAATATCTTTATTATATCTATTTTTAATATATGAAAGAACGTCTTCGTCTTTTATAGTTGGACTTTCAACTGCCAATTCTTCGGCTTTTTGTTCTAAAGGTTGCTCTTCAACAACATCATTAGGTTTATCGTTAAACTCAGCTTCATGCTTTTGTAATAACTTCTCTTCTACTTCCTGTACAGATTTTTCCGCTACAGAATCTAGTGATTTTACTTTAATTTCCATTTGATTTAATTTTTTACAAAGTTAATATTTAATTTAATAAAGTATTTAAGGTTTATCTAGGTTCAAATTCAGCTAAATCAAAACCATCTAAACTATCTTCATTTGATTCAAAAGTTACAGGAGCTAAGTTGTTTTTTCTTTGCTCTATTAATTTTGATTGCTCTGTGTTAGCTTGACTTATCCTGCTAGACTTAGCTTCTTCACGTTGATTTTCTCTCATTTTCAACCCCTCAATTTCAACACCTTTTAATTTCATTTGTAACTGAAACTCTAGTTGCATTAACTCAGCTTTTATAGCAGCCTCTCCTTTCATTTTTTCTACTGAAAAAGTTGCTTTTCCTTTTTCAATTTCCATAGCAGCTTGAGTTTCCATTTGTAATTTTTGCATTGCTGTTTGAGCTGCTAGTTGTTGTGACTGCATATTTATCTGACCTTGTTGTTGGGCAGCAGCAGCTTTTGCTTGTTTTTCAGAGTCTTCTTTTGCTTTACGCCTAACCTTAAGCATCTGATTAGCAAGTTTAACATTTCTTATTTCTCTAATGTCAATTGCATCTTCTAAGTTTATGCTATCCCTGCCTAAAGCGGTTTGTATATTTTGCTCTAAAAGTCTTTGTTGCTCTTCATCTGGAGCTACTTCTATAAAAATACCGAAATCACTTAAATATAATTCAGATATTTCTTCTAAAATTCCAACATTATACTTACCTATCTGATTAATAAATTCTTCTCTAAAATCTGCATACTCTAACAAATCAGCTACTCTACTAGATAATGCTGTACAAAGCCTTTCTGTCATTCCTATTCCAGAATCTAATATGTGCCTAGTTGCAGTATTACTGCTTAAAGCGGCTAGTTTTTGAAGACCAACTAAGGAATAAGAATCTGGTGTTGCTCCATCTCTAGCTTCATTTAAACCAGTTACATCTCTAAGCATAGACATATAATGATTATACGTACCCACAAGACTTTGTATTTTTCCTTGCCCTGAACTACTGTTCAATTGTTGGATAGGTACTTTTGCTTGATTATAATCTCCGTCTTGAGTATAACTTCTACCAATAACACTTCCTGTTTGGAAAAACATTCTAAGTGCATCTTCTGGATTGTATGCTTGACCTGTTCCTAAATCTACTTCACTTAATCCATCAGCATCTATGTAAACACCATCTGGCACAACTCTTGAAATAACTTGTTGTAATTTTAAATGAGTCATTTGAATTAAATCAGCAAATGTAATCATTCTTCGTACTAAAGATTCTAAAACTCCTTTATACATTCTTGGAGCAGCAGCTAAAAATTCTGGATAAACTTCTTGTGATGCAGAAGCTGGTCTAGCCATGTTTTCAGCCATCTCCCATTTAAGAATAATACTTGTACCCATAATCATAACTCCCTCATACCAAACATCAATTGTTTTAGATACTTTTTCATAATTACCTTCATCTTGCATTTCTGGAGTTGGATTAAAGCTGTCATCTTTCTCAATAACCCTTGAAGCTCCTGATGAATTTGTTTTTTTCTTATAAGTAAATGTATGGGTTGTTTTATAATTAAAGAATAAAACAGTGGCACTGTCTTTACTGAATAAACTATTATTGTAATACTGTGCTGTATTATTGTAATCATACCAACTTTGACTATATTTTGATATTTCTTCCATATCAACCCTAGTTAAACTTGGGTCAATTTTAAGCAATTCACTTATTGGTAAAGTTTTAATTTCACCCCAATAAAAACAATCTTTAAAATAAGGGTCTTCTGTATAACTATAAACTACATTTGCAGGATCAACATATTCAACTTCAATTCCTGAACCAGGTTTAAAACTATGTTTGCACATTTGAATACCTAAGACCATTTGGTCATAGTAAAGTCTTTTTTGCAAATCATGATATCTGCTTTCAGCTAAAACTGTATTTATTGCTTCTTCCTCTGCAATTTCAATAGATGGCTTGTATTTTAATTGCATATGCAAAGCAAGCTGCTCATCGTTTTCAGGAACTTCTTCAGCACTCATTCGAAAAGTATTGACATCAAAATCTTTTTGAACTTGCTTCATTAGATCTTTAGAGATCATATCTTTTTCTAGTTGCCTTTGATATTTACTTTTTTTATCAAGAGACATACCATCCTGGGCATAAGCGGTAATTTTAAATACTCTGTCAGCCATTCCATTAACAACTATGTCCACAAACTTTGGTATAATTGGGACAGGAGTCCAGTCTAAATTTAAATAACTTAAATCCCCATCAATTGCTAATTCATTTTTATATTTAGCTACTGACTGCTCTCCACGAGCATATAATCGAAGTCTATGAAAGTCAGCCCATTGATTATAAAACCTACTTTGTCCTCCGTCTTTTCTGAACCACTCGTATTGAATGGCTTGTCCTATTTGCAATCCAAACTCAACGCTGTCTTTTTCTTTGTCAGACACGAATTGACTTGGGAAACCCTGAGGGTTTATTGCTATTTTTACATCCTCCATTTATTTTATAATTTGGCTATAACTTCCCTTGTTGTCATATCTTGCAAAGTTAAGTTTTATTTTTGATTTATTTTTAATGGGCTGGTAAAGGTTCTTCTGTATAGCCATGATAGCTAAACCAGAACTAATTGAAGCATCAAACTTTGTTCTTTTGTTTATATCAAACCTAGCCCAATCTTCTAAAGTTCTAATAAAATACATCGAACCTATAAGATCTTTCTCTCTAAAAGTACCTGATAAATCAAATCCAACATTCTTTTCAATATAAGATTCTATTGCGGCTGCATGAGCTTGTTTTATATCTTCAGAACTATTAGGCATACCTCCTAATTCTTTTTCAGTTTGTGACAATTTATTATAAACCTTATCAGGCCTATTCATTGAAAAACCTCTATAACCTCTATTTTTAAAATGATATAACAATCTTGGTTTATTATTTTCTATTAATATTGGCATACCATAAAACACACAAGCCATTAATACATCTTCAAAAAATATTTCCGCTGTTTGTGGTCTAGCAATATATTCTAAAAAAAATTCATTAGTAGGTCCTTCATCCATGTGAAACGTAGTAACGCCATGTAAAGCACCATTAGATCCTCCACCCCCTACAGTCCCAGATATATCATAACTATCACATCCAAAAGCACCTATGTGGTCGTTTTTTGGATATTTAACTCCATTCTTTAAGTAGTATTGATTTTGTAATTGTTTTTTTGGTGTCCATGTTACATAAAATCGTCCTCTATCATTTGGAGAAAAAATAACTTCTGTATCTTTAATTCCATTTTTCCATGAAAACGAACCTCTTGTTACAAATCTATCCTTTATTAATGAATCATTGTAATCTATTTGCTGATAAAGTTTTTGAAGATTAAATAACGATTGTTTGCTTTCATCTCTAAAAGCATGAGACTCTGTACGAGGAAACTGTCTGTAGTACTCGTTTAAGCCATCAGGATCTGATTTAAGACCCTCAACCTCATTGTTCCAGTGATTGATAACACCTTGATCGATTACATCTCCTAAAGGCCCTTCTATCTCTTTCCCTGGATCATCAAATACAGGATATCCGTAAACATCTATAAATCCTTCATAGTTCCATTCCATAGGGATGAAAAGTGAGTATAGTCCACTTTTAGTTTGACCATTCTTGTTTCTTTTGTTTACATTAGAATCTGAATATAATTTTTTAAAATTACCACCTCCTTTTTCAATAGAATTAGAAGTACTTCCCATCATACATTTTCCAATAATCTTAGATCCTAATCTAAGACAGGTCTTAGTTACTCGCCAATTGTTTAATATGTTATCAGGTCTTTCCCATTTCCCACTTTCATCATGAGCTAATATTTTTAATTTTTCTCCATCGTAAGAGTTGTCACCTGTGTTTTTCCAATCTATTGTCGTGTCAAGCCCTTCAAGTTCTGTAGCGGCTTCATTGGCATCAAGCTTTTTTCTGGTAAGCTTGGAGGCTGGTACTCTATAGGCAAGTTCGGTCTTGGGCCTGTCCATACCATCCTGGATTGGTTTGAAAAAGAAGGGGTAGTTGAGCGATATCGGTACGACTTTATCGGTAAACATCTTCTTAGCATCTGACCCAGTTTTTGACAATATTCCAAAACGTGAATCTCGTGATGTGGTAGCTTCATGCACGAGTTCTGATGAGGACATAAACGAAAAGCCTGATCGTCTGTTCTTAAGATAACACATTCCATATGACCGTATGTCTGCTTTGCAAGCTTCCCAGAATATGTAGAATAATCTATTTGATTCCCTAAAGTTTGGCTGCCCAACATCAATTTTGGTCCAGCACAAGTACATGTAGTGAGAACCAGTAATAAAAGTAGAAACCCCTTTGTTATTAAACCAAAAACCTTTTTCACGTCTTTCAAATTCTTTGTCAATATAGTCATACCATTTCTCTTTAAAGTTATCTGGATGTTTGTCCCAATCAAATACATTTTTAATTTTACTTAATTCTTTTGGATAATCTAATTTATCCCAGTAATTTTTTTTAAATTTATAAACATCTTCTTCTTTTGGTAAAGCTATTTTTAAATTTTGTATTTCATATATATCACCAATCATACCACTTTTGGATATAACAATAATATCGTATTCTTTATTATACCCATAATCCCACAATCTTTTTTTATTGTTAGATTTTAGAACCTTTTCAGGAACAATGTTATTTAGTATTTTATATAAAGTTTGTTCGTACATTATTTTGATCTACCTTCAGCAAAACCTTTAAATGATGCTGCTTTTGTTTCTACATTACTTTTGTCTATCATATTGTTTTCTTCTTCAATTTTACTTAAAATTTCAAACGCATCAAATATAGCTAACTTCTTAGATGCTGCTGCATTTTTTAATCTATCAGCTGCAATATCAGGAGACAATCCATCAAGGTCTTTTTTTAAAATACCTTCATTAGCAACTTTTATAAGCTCTTGAACAGCTTTTTTACCTGCTTTAATTATTTCTAATTTTAATTCAATATTGTTCATAGGTAGTATTTTCTTTTAAAAAACAAACATGTATTAATCTTGATTCATTATCTTCATCACCAAAGTTTTCAAAAATATTTCTTGAATGTTCTAAATGAGAAGGAAAAACAATTAACCTATTTAGTTTTGATTTTAATATACAACTTTTTTCTCCTTTATAATATAAAGTAGTTCCATCTTCTTTTGGTGGATTATAATTTAAATAAAGAATTGCAGTCAAATCACCCATCATTTCATCTGTATGAATAAAATTAGGTTCTATTTGATGTTCTGGAGATTTTCTTACAAAATTTAAAGATGAATAAAAATTAGGGTATTTTTCCAAAAGAAACCGAACCAACTCATCTTCACCCCTTTGTCTAACATTTTTAAATAAATCTTCACCAATTTGAATATCTTCAAAACCTTTGTTAATTACATCACAAACATAACTATCAATATCTTTTATTACATTTTCATATAAGCTTACATTCATAAAGTCATTGTTATGTTTTTATCAAACATTCGATAAAGTTTTTCACCATCTATAGTATACTCATATTCACTGTCTGGTTGGAAATAAACAACAGTTCCTTTAATAATACCTTTACTAATTAAGTATTCATTAGGATACTTAACTAAACCCATTAATGGCTCTTCTTCTTGGTGGGTCTTAAGATAATGATTTTTTTTAGGAATAGGCTTTATCATGCAATATTTAGAATGACAAAACCATTCATCATTCTGTTTATACATATAAAACTGATCGTAATCAATAAAAAACAAGTCATCTTGAAAGAAACTTTTACCGCTTCTTTCTTTTCCTTTCATGTCATTATAATATTTAAAAACATTATGATGAACCAGCAAGGTATCCCCTGGTTTAATATTACCCTTGTAATCTATAGGGGTTTGTTGTACAATTGCGTACCTATTGGAAACGGTATGATCTTCTTTGGAGTTGCTTACTATAAAATCAACATCTCCAATTTTTTTTGTATTATCATACCTTTTTCCATTGCAAGGTTTTACAATGAAGTAAAAAGGTGATTTCATTCAAAATTTATATTATATTCAATTGATACTGGCATATTAGAATTGAATTCTTTCCAAAGAAATATTTCTCCTTGTTTATTTTCAATCCAAACTTTTATAGAGTTGCTTTCGCTTATATGCTTTATTAAATGAATATAATAATTTCCGTTAAAAATTTCCTGATTTACTATGTAGTGCATGGCGCTGGATTTATAATCAGCGCCAACTGATATTTTTCTTATATCCATTATATTTAATTTTATTTATATTTTTATACGTCTTTAAGAAATCTAATGTATGCAGCCCTTGAGTTTGCATTTATATTGTCGCTGGATTGTATTAGAAAATTATTTGATGGGCTAACAGAAAAAGATTTTAGCATATTCCCTTGGTCTCCAATTGGTGATATTGAGCTTGTCCATAAAAATTCGTCCTGTGTGTCACCAAAGAAGAAAACAGTAGGAGAAGATAAACTTGCATACCCATATCCATTAAGGTTGAAATCAGCATCTCCTAATTCGCTTGTATCGGTTAATCCAACCCAAGTCCCTGGATTAGCACCGTATCTATTTTGATTAGGGGTACTAGGATTACATGGGGAGTTTGCTATTAAATTCCATTCTGGCTGAGTAGGAAGTCTAAATCCTGTTGGCGCCTGTATTACTCTTGCTGCAAATTGATTATATAAAAGACCTCTTGAGCTGTTATTAGGGTCAAAGTTGTAGTATGCAGCTACTGGAAGTCCAGCGTTATGCTGAGCATAGAATTCAGTATTATCTGTAGCAATAGGAATATCTGCCCCTGATGTTAATACTTCAGTTGAATTTTCATCTGTCCATATAAAATCACAAACTGTAGTTTCACCTGGACCAGGGGGATCTGCAACTATTTCTCCAGTTAAAGTATTTGTTGTTGTTCCTGCTCCTACAGGGTAAAATCCAAAAGAAACAACATCATTGCCTCCTGAAGTAAATGTGTATCCTGGGTTAGCTGAGACTTGAGTAGTCAATGTCCATGAAGTCCCTGTTGGACCTGTTGTAGTTGCACCATCTAAGTCTCCTGAAAGAGTGTATCCTGCAGCTGGGCCAACAATATTATTAACTACAGTTAATGTAATTTGACCAATCTGCTGGTCTTGCTGAATTTCTCCAGTCAATACTCCGTTAGCTATACCTCCTCCAGCAGGTATTGTTCCGCTTGGGTTAGTAGATGTGAATGGGCCAGTTAAGCTGTATCCTGGATTTAATGAAAGTCCAGTATCGAAGTTATAAGGCGAAACGCCTCCCATTCCTGTATCAGTTGCACCATCTAAGTCTCCTATAAGAGTGTATCCTGCAGCTGGGCCAATAATATTATTTTCAATATTGTATGTCATTGTGCTATTAGCACCTGCTATTGATTCTTCAAAATATAAACAAATCGCAAGCTCACCATCATTTGGTCCTACAGTACCTGTCTCTACTCCCACTACAGCAGTGTTTGCAAACTGGTTAATTGTAATTCCGAATGATGAAACATCTGCTTGACCTGCAACGTATGTGTTATTATCAGATTGGTCTAGTGTAAATATATCTCCAGAAAGATTTAGTGGATTGTAATTACCTATAGTAGATGACAATCCATCTGCTATTGTTCCAATAGTAAAACCTATTTGCGCTCCATTAGGAACACTTAAAGGAGAACTTCCCATCCATACCCAAGTAACAAGTTTTAGCTTAAGTGGCAATGGTGTTCTCCATAAAGGAATTTGAGAAGCTGGAGAAACATTAGATGTCCACTCCATAAAGTCATACCCTTGAGTCTGACTTCCTAGGTTATTTATTAAACCAGTCATTATAAATGTTGGAGTAACTGTGTCAGGAGTTTCAATAACCCTTCCGTTAGCATCAACAGATAAATTATAAGCTGCAGTACCTGCTACCTGACCAGCTCCATATGTGTTTAGCTTAAGCTCTCCGTCTTTTCTAAGTTCTAAAGCGTTAGATTCAAAGCCAGGGTTTGTTCCGTTTCCTATTATAAATAAGTTGTCTGTTGTATTCCATGAGTCTACACTTCCTGGACCTACAATTGAATTGAAAGAACCTAGAACTGTTTGTCTAAAGTCTGTAACTTGTAACCCAGAACCAAATGCGTAAGCAAAGCTTCCTGTTAATGAGTTATCTAATCCAATACCTGTTGACCTTTGAGAAGATAAAAACGCTGTATTTGAAATTCCAATTAACGTTGACTCAGGTGATTCTGTAAGGTTTCCTGTACCAAGTATATAACTTAAAGATCCTGAAGATTCGTTCACTGACCCAATAGATACTGATAGTATCCCTGAAGCTGTATTTGGTTGCCCCCCTATAGATATAGAGTTTTCAGCAGATGCTTCTTGACTACTACCAATTGTTACTGAGCCATTTCCTGATGATATATTTCCTTTACCAAATGAGGATGAATCAACTCCACTTGCTGTAGATTGATTACCAATCGCTGTAGATTGATTACCACTAGCTGTTGTTTGACTTCCCATTGCTGTAGAAGATTGCCCACTTGCTTCTGTTGAAAGTCCTGATGCAAAAGATGCACTACCACTTGCTATTGTTGTGTTATTTAATGCCGTAGAGTAATTACCACTAGCTGTTGTGTTAGCTCCCATTGCTACAGAACCATTTCCTGAAGCTTCAGTGCTTAAGCCCATTGCTGTAGAAGAAGTTCCACTTGCTTCTGAGGATTGTCCCATTGCAGTACTTCCCAGTGCTGAGGCTTCAGTAGCGTTACCGAATGCTGTGGACAGAACTCCACTTGCTGTTGCGCTTTGTCCCATTGCTACAGAACCACTTCCTGAAGCTGTAGAGTTATTTCCACTAACTGTAGAATAAAGTCCACTTGCTTCTGTATTTAAACCTAATGCTGTAGAATTATCTCCACTTGCTAATGTTTGATTACCTGATGCAAAAGATTGATCCCCACTTGCTTCGGTGTCTCTTCCTATTGCAGTAGAGTTAACTCCACTTGCTAATGTTTGATTACCAATTGCTGTAGAAAATTGCCCAGTTGCTTCTGTGAGATATCCCATTGCTGTAGATTGATTACCACTAGCTGTTGTTTGACTTCCTATTGCAGTAGAGTTAAGTCCACTTGCTTCGGTAGATTCTCCCATTGCTGTAGAAAAATCTCCAGTTGCTTCTGTGAGATATCCCATTGCTGTAGAATAATCTCCACTTGCTGTTGTGGATTCTCCCATTGCTGTAGAATAATCTCCACTTGCTGTTGTGGCATCTCCCATTGCTGTAGAAGCATTTCCACTTGCTGTTGTGTTTTGTCCCATTGCTGTAGAAGAAGTTCCACTTGCTTCTGTGTAACCCCCCATTGCTGTAGAAAAATCTCCAGTTGCGTCTGTTTCAAATCCAAGAGCTGTAGAATAAGTTCCACTTGCTACGGTGGTTCTTCCCATTGCTGTAGAAGTATCTCCACTTGCTGTTGTGAGTTCCCCCATTGAGGTAGAGTGGTCACCACTTGCTGTTGTTTCAGTCCCCATTGCTGTAGAGCCTATTCCAATAGCTTGTGTTCCGTTACCAATAGCTGTGGAATATTGTCCACTTGCGGATGTACCTGTACCCATTGCATTAGCTGCTTCTCCATCCGCAAGGTTACTAGTTAGTTCATTGTATATTAAAGAATTTGTTCCTACACCTGCTTTTACAGGAGCGTCTCCTAGCTCACTATCTGTTACCCATATAGCTAAGTTCCCTGGAGTCCCCTGACCTGTTAGTACAGAAGAGTTATCAATCTTATCCCAAAATATGTTATCGTTTAAGTCTTCAGAAATAATAGCCCAATCTCCAACTTCCCAATCAGTAATTGTTCCACCACCCTGTGTGTTTAAAGGAGTTGTTCCTTCAACAGAAACTATCCAATACTTTCCAGTGTTGTCAGGTATTAAAGATATAGCCTGTAAATCAGGTGTATTTGTGTCAGCATTCCATGCTCCTTGAAATTCTAGTCCAGAACCTTGGTAGTTCTGCCATTCGACAGTACCATCGGTTTGAGAAACTAAAACTTGCTCTCCTGTACCAACAGTGTTACTAGCGTCATAAACTTCAGAAGCAAAATAAATTCCTCCGTTTACATTTACTAATCCACTTGCAATTGTTTGTTTTCCAATAGTTACATTTTCAGCAACAATTAAGCTACCTATTCCGCTTCCGTCATCTAAATAAACTATTGAGCCTACAGGAGTTTCACATGGATCTTTTGAATCTGTAGTAGCTGTATCTTGATAAAATAAAGAATTAACTAACTTAAAAGATTCCTCTCCTGATGTTGGAGCTGTAAATATAGGAAGCCTATAAGAACAACCATCAAAGGCCTCGTCAATAACAAATTCAGCAATACCTTGTAGGGTAAAAGTTTTTGTCTGCCTATCAATTGGTGTTGAGTTAGCAGCAGTTCCTATTAAATAATCCGCACCTTCAATTGGTGATTGATTGGGGTACGATAAAGTATTGCTAATTTTTGCCATTTTTTTTTATTTTTCTGTTTCTTTTTCGGTGATTTCTCCTGATTGTAAATTAATCACAGAGTTTTCACCGTATTTTTTTATTAAGCTTTTTTCTAAATCTGCAAAATCACTTTTAATAAAAGAAACTTGTTCAATTACTAATTGTTTTTGAAGTTCTAAATCTCCCAATTGGGTTTTAAGTTTTACAAAATTTGAGTTTAATTCTTGCAAGTTTTGTAATTCTTTCGTTTCTAAATTTTTCATTATTTTTTATTTAAGTTTATAAGGCAAAGGTAATCAATTATTATTTATCTTTTTGTTTGGTTTTCTCCCATGTTCTACCTACAAAATAAGCGCCATAAGTAGTTACAAGAAGTGTTTGAAAAATAGGTATATACTCCTTAGATATTTTAAACTCACCTATGTTGCCGTCAGTAAAACATAAAGCTGTAAAAATTACGGTTAAATAGATTAAAACCATAGGGCGTATATTCTTTGACAAAAAAGAATCGCTCTGCATGTCGAACTTCCAACGCTCAGTCACCTGCTCTTGCGCTTTGCTGTCTGCGTCTTCTAATATTTTTTGAACTTGTTTTTTTATTATAAGCTTTTCTTCTTCAGTAGTAGTAAGCTTATCAATAACGTCCCCAATTTCTTTTATAACATTTCCTGATAACCATGCAAATAGTTTTTTCATAATCCTTTATATTCTTTAGTTGCGTCAAAACTTGGACAAGCTTTGGTTGAAAAATCCCTATGACCATGTATAATAGCTTTAGGGAATGTATTTTTAAGAAATCTAAGTAGCAAAAGAAAACTTGCTATCTGCTCACTTGTTCTATTGTCTTCTGGACACATTTTAGAGTCTACGCCACCTGCATAACAAACACCTATACTATTTTGATTATGACCTTTGGTATGCGCCCCTGATTTTTCTAATGGTCTTCCAAATTCTATTTTACCATCTCTTTTAATGAAAAAATGGTAGCCAATACCTGACCACCCTCTTTCTTTATGCCATTCATCAATTGTATTTGCACCCACATCCATAGAAGGAGGAGTTGCCGAGCAATGAATGATTATTTTATTTATTTTTCTTTTCATTATAATTAATCCATATTCTTTGAGCCGTATACACTATAGAAGCTGTTAATAGAATTAATTTTAAAGCCATTTCAATATGAGTGAATGACACAGCTAGACTTAGAAAATTTATAACGTATATTTTAGCATCCTGCATAGTCATTATTCCCTTATAAGTACGTAATTCACTTCTAAGTCTAATAATGCACTGTTATTTTGCGTATACCCTACCATAATGCTACAATTTCTCCTGCGGTAGTTCCTGATGCAAATACCTGCAAGACATTTACTGGAAAAAATTGTCCTGCATAAACACCTGTAAAGATAACATCGTCACCTCCTACAGTTTTTACTCTAACATTTCCAGGTGTGCCTATATATAAAGCACATCCATTATTTGTTCCTCCTGATACACTGGGAATTAAATCAGTGTCACTTGGAGTAACCAGCGCAGCTCTACCTGCTTGTAATTTTTGATAAGCCATTTTTTATTTGTTATAAGGGAAATTTCTGTTTAAACTGTCTTTTCTTTTAGAACAGCCACAAGGTTTTCCTGTTACTTTTTCATATACTTTAGCTACTTTGTCTGCTCCAACTGCTTTAGCTACTTTTTCTACAGTGTCTCCGAATCCTTTTGATTTCATTTTACGTCTTCTTTTTCTTTACAAGCACATAACTTGTTTGGACATTTATTAATATTTTTATAAGACAAAGACAGAATAAATGAATTCCATTTACATTGAAATTCACACCATACTCTTTGCATCCAAAGACCTAATTTTACAAAAGCTTTTCCCATTTATTTTTTTATTAAACCTGTCAAGTGTTTTTTAACTCCTTTAACATGTCCTGGGTGATCATGTCTGTAAGACATTCCTTTGTCAGCTCCATAAGAATGCCCATAATCTTTTTTAGACATTGCTTTTGACTCGTCTCTACGATCTTTTAAAGATTGTTTCTTTTTTCCATTTCTCGCTCCTATTGATTCATCTAAACGAGCATTATATCCTTGTGCCATAATAATTGTTTTATTTTTTCTTGTTTTTAAGTATTTTATCAATAGCTACATTCTTTATGTTGATAGTATCATAAGAAGGTACATTTGTCAAATTTGGATGAGTATTACTTTTTTGATACTTAGCCAAACCCTTATCAATTTTTTCTTGAAAATTTTTTTTACCGTTTAAACATTTTTTTAATGCATCTCCGATTAATCCTTTACAACTCATAACTTAAAATTTATTCTACAAATATACTAATATTTTCCTTGTCTAGTTTTAGGACTAGACTTTGTTGAACCACCCTTCCCAGCCCATAGGTTTTTACACGCCCAGTATCTTGCAGTTAACTTTGATTTTGCTGTTCCACATTTATGACGTGCCTTGAAGCTCTTTCGTGCAGCTGCCGAATAATTATGTCCATATCCTTTTGCTCCAAAGTGAATAAGCTTTTCTTTTCCACCTTCACAGCCTTTAACCATTTTCTTTTTACCTGCTCTATCAGAAGCAGTAGGCTTATTACAAGCCATCTTTTTCTTATCTGCCATTTCATTATTTCTTACCGCACTTTGAATATGCACTATTTTTAATAGTTTTTTCAGAAGGTAATCCATTTTTTTCAGGATTAACTCCGCTTTTCTTTGCTGCTGTAAAATAAGGTTTTAATGATTTTTTCATTATTTAGTATATTTTTTAGTTACTTTTGCTTTTTTTGTATTTGACACAAATTGCTTTTTGCCGCCTGACGCTTTCTTTTTTCTTGCTGTCTTAGCCCTTTCTGATTTACTTAAACTCTTAGCCTTAGCCAAAGGAAGACACCTGTCTGGATTTTTCTTATTCTTGCTAGTACCGCATTCGCCTTTTATAGATCCATCTGTGCCTATGCGAACCCACTTCTCATTTCTCCATTTAGCAAGCTCTCCCATTACTTTTTCTTTTTTCCTTTACCGTAGTTAGGGTCTTTGCAATACTTACTAGCAGCCATGTTAGCATACGCAGAAGGATATTTGTCAAAGGTTCTTTTTGCCCAAGATATTCCTGCTGCACAAATTTTATTTCCTTTTTTCTTAACCTTCTTTGCCATAATTATAAGTTTATTTCAAAAACTAAACACAACTCCATTTCTGCATCATCTGTTCCTATCGCTCCGTTTTCTACCCCACTAATATTTATAATTTCTCCTGCTGAGAGACTTACATTTCCGTCCCATGTCTTAGTTGGGAAAGTGCCAGTATCAGAAGCCGCTAAAGATAAAGTAGGTAATGCCGCTTTAAATTGATAACTAGACGTCTGTGTTGTAGAAAGTGTAGTGTCTGTCATAGAATAAACATTTACATCCCATGTGCTATTTGCTAATGGAATATTAACAGGTGTTGCATGTATCCATTTCATTTGAGCCTTTATAAGCTTACCATCAAATGGCATTTGAAATACAGAACTATTTGCCGCTACAGGCGAAGCTGATGCTGCAAACTCTAATGTATCTCCAAATATTCCAGGGTCCCCACCAAATAAATTCTTCCAAACTCCAACTACAGACAATAACGCTCCTTGCGCTCTTGATATATTAACCTCACTACCAGTCCCTTGACTTATTAAAATACCTGCCTCCCCAATTAAAACAACATTGTCAGCTGTAGAATCACTTCCAGTTAAGGTAATAGTAAATTCATTGGTATCAGTTTCTGTTCCTGATAAATCATATTTAGTTCCAACTAAGTTGGGGTCTATCTGTATGTTGTCTAATCCATCGTATCCAACTAAAGCCTCTACTTGAGCTTGGTCTGTTCTTAATTGAAATTGTGAAAATTTTAAATTTGCCATTGTTTTGTTTTTTTATATATTATTCGCAGAGTTCTGGTAGCATTCTACTATCTCCAATTACTGTTTCTTGTTCACAGAACTCATCAAGCTCCGTTATTATAAAGCATAGTTCTGGTATGTCTTCATTTCTTTTGTCTTGAAATGGTATTCCATTTCCTATAGCTGATCCTAATCCCATTATTTTTGTTTCTTTAACGCTGGAGGCGTTGGGTTTAATGATTCTCGTTTTGCTTTTTGATAAGAAAGCATTTCAAAATTTTTATTATTAAAATTACTTTCAGATCTTTCTTTAGCCACATGTGTTTTTAGTAGCTTATTAGCTTCTTCACATTTAGCTCTTTTTTTTGTATCTTTTATTGATTCGCAACCCATAATTTTATTTTTTAGTTTTTATTTACCTCCAGTATTACCTTTGTTTCTTCTTCCTGCTCCCTTTTTACCTCTAGCTCTTCTGTCTCCTGCTGTATTACTCTTGCTTCCTCTATTTTTAGAGGCCTTTTCTAGTACAACTTTACCGTTTTTATGGGACACATCTAGTCCATCGTAGTTCCCATATGTTCCAAATTGACGATTTTTTCTATTATCATCAACTCTTTGCTTAATAGACTTACGTGTTTTGTTGTATTTAGCCTGATATTTACGATGTTTCTTGCGTGCATCAGGGTTATCTCTATAAAATTTAGCAGTTCTGCTTAATGCCATAATAAAAAAGTTATCTTTGCAAAGATACAAATTTAATCTAATGAAATTTTCGCCACAAAACGACTACCTGAAATACTGGAAAGTTGTAAGACAATGGGCTAGGTCCAAATATAACCTTTCTACATCTGAAATAGAGATGATGCTATTCTTATATAGCGAAGGATACTTTACAAGAAAACAATTTGAAGAGTATAATGAAATAATGTCCTGGGACAAAAGGAGATTTGAAAACTTGCTAAGAGAAAAATGGATAATCGTCTGGAGAAAACGAAAAGGCAGAGAGTCTACTCTATATGAACTTGGATTTAGTGGGAAGCGTTTATGCGCTTCGATTTACAAAAAGCTGGATAAAAAAGAAATGGTGTCAGAACACGAAAGAACTAACCCCATTTTTAATTTAGATGCTGATTATAGCAAAAAAGTATACAGAAAGATTATAAAAAAAATGAATAAAGAAATGAAACTATAGTACTACAACTATATCTCTTTCAGATATTATAGTTACTACCTCATCTTCTAACATCATCTTGTGACCTGCATTCTTATCGTAATAAATGAAGTCACCTTCATTTACAACCTCAACATCAGTCCCTGGAATCTTTATCAAACCTTTTTTGTATCTTAGCTGGTTGCTATCGTCTGACGTTAGTAATATTCCTGACTGTGTTTTTTGTTCTGATTGAACTTCTGTAATAACAATGTACTTACCTACTGCTTTCATTTTTATTTAATTTTGATAACCATTCGTGTTTGTACACAGTAAATAGTTATAACTATTAGTGAATAAAAACGCCAGTAAACCTAATTACTGGCATTTTTAAGTTTAATTTCTTTTCATTGTTACAATCGCATTAGTACTTAATATCGTTGTAGCGACACTTACTGCGTTTCTTAGTGCATTCTTAGTGACTTTAGCAGGATCAATGATTCCCATTGCGTACATATCTCCATACTTTTTATTCTTAACATCATATCCATGATTATAAGGAACATCTGCACACTCGCAAATAATATCTCTTACTTCTTTTACATTTTCACCTGCATTAATTAATATCTGCTCTAAAGGCGCAATTAAAGCTCCATATAAAATATCTGCAGCCCAGCCTTCTCCTAATGATTCTGCACATCTTAACAAAGCCAAGCCTCCACCAGGAAGAATTCCTTCTTCAACTGCAGAACGCACAGCGCAAACTGCGTCTTCTACTCTATCAAATTTTTCTTTTTGCTCAATATCAGAGTTTCCTCCTACATAAATGACTCCAACTCCACCTGACAACAAAGCAATACGATTACTTATAAAGTCTCTTTCGTTTTTGCTCTTATTATTTTCCCTTTGAGTCTTAAGTTCTTGTATTCTCTTTGATGTTTCTGAATTGTCCGAGCCTTCTTTTAGAATAACACTAGATGAATTTCCAATAATAATCTTGTTCGCATGGCCTAAGTCCTCCATTGTTAGACTTCCTAAGTTATCACCTAGTGATTCGCTGAAATATTTTGCTCCTGTAGAAAGAGCTATGTCTGAAAGTAATTCATTGGTCTTATATCCAAATGATGGTGGGATAATATTACATAACTTCAAATTATTCTGAACTACATTGGCAGCAAGAGTGTTTACTACGTTTTGAGCGCAGTTACCTATAATCAATAGTTTCTTGTTGTTGTTTATAACAGGTTTTAATATTGATTCAATTTGAAGAATGTTTGTAATCTCCATGTCGGTAATCAAAATTTCTACATCATCTAATATACATTCATCGTTTCTGTGGTTGTTTACAAATAACTTTGAAGTATAACCTCTATCAATCTTAATACCCTTAGTAATGTCGTAGTAAGTCTGCTCAGTCTTGCTGTTCTCAACAGTTAAAACTCCGTCTTTTCCTAAATCCTTATAAGCAGATGAAATCATCTTACCAATATCTGGATCATTGTTAGCTGAAATAGTAGCAACATCCTTAAGAGTCTTTCCTGTAACTTTCTTTGAAGTCTTGTCAAGTGTCTCAATAACCTTTTCAGATAATTTATTTATATCCCTAATTAATTGAGTCGTGTTTACGTTGTCCTCTCTTTTTAATAATTGCATTCCCTCTTTTACAAGAGATTCAGTTAAAACAATAGCGGTAGTTGTTCCGTCTCCTGCTGAGGTTGCTGTTCTTTCAGCCGCCTCTTTCATCATACGCACAGCCAGGTTCTCGACAGGGTCTTCTAAGTCTATTGATTTTGCAACCGTTACTCCGTCTTTAGTAACCGTTATGCCATGTGTATGGTTAGGAGACTCAATAAGTACAGTCCTACCTAAAGGACCTAACGTACTTTTTACCGCTTTTGAAATTGTAGTTATTCCATTAAGCAATTTATCTCTTCCCTCTTGCTCAAATGATAGTTCTTTTGGATTCATATTTTAATTGATTTAATTTAAAGCAAATATACAACTATTTTAACATTATACAAATGCTTGTTTTATATCTCTATATATATATATAGC